TGGAGCTGGATTTACTGGAGTAGGAGGAGAAAACCCCTGTCTGTATTTTAACAATGCACCTGGGGAACTTGAATATTGCTCCCATTCTTCTTCTGGTACAGAACCTTCTTCATACATCCATCTCAGATTAGATGCTAAGTTAGCATTATGTAACATAATCTGATGAGCTTTATTTAATTCTTGTTGTTTACCAATAAGAGGAGCGACAGCACTCATAGGAAATGGTGTTCCCGTATATGTGTATGCAATAGGAATAATTGGATAATCTTGTATCGGTAATACTGATTCATAAAGTAATCTTTCACCAGCAAGAGATACTGAAACCTTTATTCTTGTCTCATAAAATTTTATAGCATCTAAAAGATTCTCTTTAAATACAGGGTCTTCCATTAGTACCTTGAATTCATCATCTGTTACAATCTTATTTTCAGTTCTTGACTTAGCCTCCATGAGTTTAGATTGCATTTGCTGTTGAACCTGTTGCATTTGTTGTTCCATTTGCTCAGTTAGTTTCTTTAATTCAATCTGAGCTCTTTCCTCAATTATCTCACCTCTATCAACTGCATCTCTTATCTCTTGAGACTGCTCAAGGAATAGAACTTGTTGTTCTTCTGCTATTTGCTCCATTTGCTCATTAACTTGAGCCTGTATCATTTCTAATTCTTTATTGCTAGGAGGAATCTTAACAAAAACATTCCTAAATGGAACTTTAATTTTGGAGTAACATTCAAAATATGAAACAACCTCATCTTCTTTACCCTCTGTATCCCATGATTCATGAGTCCCCATATCTGAAGCTTGAATTGTTGGACTTAAAGATGTATCTCTTTGAGAATACTCAGATATTGTAGAATTCCCATTCACTTTATTGATAACATTTTTAAACTCTGGAAGCAACTCTTTTAATTGAGATTTTGATAAATCCTTTTTAACCATGATATATGTAGCATCTCTAAATAGAAAATCTCTACTCATTGGGTCTACATAGACATTAAATGGCTCTATATGTTTAAATACAACTTCGCCTAATCCTCTATCCATATCAGGGTCTACTTCTATTAGAAAATACCCTACTCCTTTGACAAGAGCGTCTTGAGCCACTTGCGAATATACAGAACGACCATTAGATAGATGCCAACAATAATCAGCTAAATCAGCATGAACAGCAGCTATATCACTATCGCTTCCCTCAGCTGCAACAGCCTGCCATCTTGGATTCTTTGCTGTTACAAAAAATTTCATCATCTCAATTACTGGAGTAACTCTATTGATAACAAATGTAGGCATCCCAGATTCTTCTAATGTATCTACTTCCCCCTTTGAAAGTTGGTCATTTAAGAAAAAATCATAGCATTTCTGAGCAACAGTCTGCCATTTAATACGAGACGCTGAATTAGCTCTATCCCAAAGGGTCTTTATTTGTTCAGCTTTTTTCCTTTTACTTTCTCTTGCCATACTTGTCCATTAAGTTTGAAGGTCTTCCAGAAAAGAACCCTGGGTGCCTTGATGCGAATCCAGAGGAATCAACCATTGATTGCCATACTGATTTATTCTTACCACCAGCAGGAAAGTTTAAAGAAGCTCTAGTCTCTAAGGAAGCGTTATCTGGTCTTGCTGGGTCTAATTGGTTTTGTGGGGATGGGTTGTCTTGTTTCATTTTTTGGTATCCTTACTCCTAACTCATACAATATTCCCGCAAGTCTTTCATTTGGACTTGGCGGGTCTTTAGCAACTCTTACAGCTGCTTTAAATAATTTCTTTTTATCATCTCCATATGGCATAATGACCTCCTATGCTACTATCCAGTTTTTTGCTCTTTTCTTAGGCTTATACCATTCACCATCTTTCTCGTTCATCTTCATATGAGGAGGAAACGAGTGCAAATTTGCATAATAAAGCGTCTCAATGGTATCATCATGAGCCATTCTTGGTCCAAATGTAACAATTTCGTTGGTTAAATCAAACATATTTTCCTTTAAATACACAGTTCCAGTACTAAAACGACCAGAAAGACCAGAATACACACGATTAATCTTATTTCTGCCTCCTGGTTTCTCTGGAATGACTGCAACATCAAACTTATTTAGTCTTCTGCGTTCCTCATTAAGAGCTTGGAATATAGACCTATTCATAGCTACATCTTCAACTGTGCTTGATATACAATGGTATTTCTGATGCATTTCGAGTATGTAGTCTACAACGCCCTTTTTATTTGTATAGTTCCCATGAACATCTTTGCCTCCGATTGTCGGAATTGACCTGTGTCGTTCATACTCTAAAGCATAAAGATTATTATCGACATCAATAGCAATACACATAATAACACTAAAATCTGATTCTTTGGTATCAATATCTGTAGCAGGGTCACACCCAATGAAAGTATTAACTGGAACTCTCTCACCACTAATAACAAGATAGTTTTGATTTTCTTCTGCATCATAGTCATAGTATCCTTTCCAATATTTAATATCATCTCTTGTAAATAGAGCATCTTCGGCACTCTGCACTTCCATCATATATTCTTGATAGAACTTGGAAGCCTGCCCTGAGTCTCTATAAAATTTCTTTTTTTCTTCTAGTTTAGATAATGGAAAAAATGAAGACCATAATGCTTCTCCAGAAGGGAGTATCGCCTTATGTGTAATTAATTCCCACGCAAAGTTCTTATTGTCTGAACGAGAGCGTTCATAATTGATAATAAGATTATTAATAAAAGAGTCGTAATGTACGGGAGTGCCATTAACGCGCAAGCGCCCAGTATGAGGCTCAATCGCAGGATAAACGACAGCAGTGACCAGATTCGCATTTTTGTCTCTCGCTTCTCTGGTGATAGTATTTGCTTCGTGCTCAAAGTCATCAAGGACAATAAGGTCATATCTTTTATGGAGTTTAGCACCTCCCCTGATTCCTGCAACATTGCTCTTAGATATGAGTTTACATCCATTTGTTAGCTCTATGTCTTCTTCTGTCCATTTTCTCCCCCTTAGTTTCCCAAAGTAATACTTAATACTATCATTAAACTCCAAATGATGTTTAATGTAATCCATATTGCCTACTGAAAGTTTCTGAGTAGCAGCCACCCAAGCATAAAAGTGCATATCATCTTTTGGGCAAAAGAGGAAATCTTTTAATATGCTTGCTTTTGTTAAAACAGTCTTCCCATGTCCTCTAGGTAATATAATAGCTAATTGCTTAACATTCATATCATCTATTTTATCTGCCATCTCGTAATGGAATGGTGGGGTTTCAGACCTTAAAAAATCGTCTGGCAAGAACAACTTTCCAAATGCTATTAAGTCCTTATATGCTAATTGTAGGGTTTCCTCTGCTTTGTCTATATTTTGAGAATTTATATTCACTTCAACTGAAGATGTTTTTTTGATAGTGCATGGAATTCCATAGTAGCCTGCAGATTATTTATGAATTGCTCAGCTGTCATCTCTCCTTTTTTTGATGGATTCATATTGGAGTATCCTTGCACATAATACGGAAACTCCTCCCTTCTGGACCAATGTGGCTTCTTCTGATACCCAGTTAGTGCTTCTAGGAGAGCATGCCCAAATGCTTCATGTATTACTGAGTTTTGTTGTGTCCTGTATGTGCCTGCCTCAGTTAATGAACTTTCATAGTCTGTATCAATAAATATTTTTCTATCTTTTCCACCTGGGAGTCTCGAGTATGCTCCCACCAATCCTTCAGAATCATACATTCCTGGTTTAGAATGTACTGGTATTTCAGCCACATACTCAGAAAAGAGGTCGCCAAGAGTTTCCCTGTCTATATCCAAAAACGGACCTAGCATATCTATAAGGAATGCACTGTCCTGCTTTGTATACTCCCTAACTGTCTTCGGTTTAATCGGGTCTGACATTTAGTATGTTACTTCAAATACAAATAAATTCATTTTATATGAAAATTCTGTAATAGATGTATTACTTTCGTTTATTGGATACGGAAGTTTTATTGTTAGAATTATTTGCTGACTTTTCTTCATCAATAATCTGCTCCAACGCCTGTATCGCTCCCATTAGTTGCTGGTAGTTTGCCTCCATCATGGTTCTCTGTTCTTTTAGTTTTTCCAATCTCTCTTTGATTTTCGATGTTTCCATTTAATATTCTCCTATCTGCTTTTTCTATTTGGTCTGGTGTAAATCCCTGGAACATTCCTATTACACCCATTTCTCGTTGTTTAACAGTTGAGCCTGATGTTCCAATAATCTTACCTAACTCTTTCGCTGATTGTAAAATTATATTATCATCCTCACTATAATCTGCTAAATTCTTTAACTTACTTAAAATATATCTGTGGTCTATCCCTTGCTCTTTAGCAACATCCAACACACTCTTTTCTATTTCAGTCATTATCCTCTCCTGTTTTAATAAAACTAATGCCTTCTTTTTTGCCTTGTTATCATCTTGTTCGTTAAACGCATCCATATAAGATTTAACTGGACCAAGCCCCGCAACAACATTAGTAGCAAAAACCTTTTCTTTATTAGTGGGGTTCTTTCGTTTCTTAATATTGCTTTTATTCCCAATTTTCGTACTAAAAGTATATCTATTTTTATGTTTCTCAAAATCAGTATCCATGAAAGAATTAGTGTTGATAAGAAAAGTACCAACAACAGTCCTACACCAACCTTTGGAATGTTTATAATTCTTTCTATCATTAGGATGCTTAATCCCAGAAACTCTTAACAACTGAACAATCCTTCCATCGTCTGATGTTACCCAATCTCCCTGTTTTCCATCTTTCCAATACGACGGATTACTACATTCACCACTGAAGTGAGTTCTGTACTCATCTTCATTTTCAAATACATAATGCTTCACTCCTTTAATTTTTTGGTATTTCATCTTCAATTTGGAACATCAACCCATTTATCAATTCCATTACTGGTTTAGGGATATAATGTATTAGCTCATCAATCTCAATAGGGACTCTTCCCTTACTCCTCTGTATCATATCTTCCTGTATCTCTCTTGTTGCTTCATCAATGCTTATTGTGGTTGCTGTAATTTTATCTTCCATAAGTTTATGCAATATATTATATATATATTATATTATATAATAACATATTATGTTTTCTTTCTTTATCAAACTTTCTTTCTTTTAAAACTCCTATCGAATCTAAAACTAATTATTACTATTTCACTATGAATATAATTATAATGCCCATGTGGTGTCAAGAAGTAATGTTACAATGATATACAACTATATTCGCCACTCGTAGGGGCGAGAAACTGATTATCAAAATCGGTTTTTTAGTTGAAAATAACATTCCAAAAGGAGGTGATTCACAATGGAACTAGCATTTGATGTTGATAACATTATCTTTGTCAACGACTACGAACTTGAGAAAGGAACAGAGACTGGACTCATCCACACACAAGGCAAGACAAAGGGCACACAGATGTCAATGACGAAAGGCGAGGCTAAGGCAAAAGCAACCCTAGCGACTAAGATTAGCACAGAGGAGAGAACACCTGTTGTATCCATAGATGACCTAATCTAACCAAAAAGGGATTCCTCAAATAAAAGGGCTTAAATATACTACAATACATGATGAGGGGACTGTTCACACCTATAACATATAACAAACATACACCCTAACACATACCTCATAGACAGTCTCCTCATTACAATCAATTAACAAATAACATGGGCATACACATATGATACACTATGATTCAGATAGAAACATACATTTTAACACTAATAAAACTGTTTATTACATGATAAGTCGTAATACATACAACAGGACTATTTATGATGCTTCAAACGATAAAGACAAGCTTTTAAAAGATATACAGATTTGTGACCAATTAGGTTATGAATACTCTAAACAATACAGAGTTATATCAGGACCACTAGCAGATGATTATAAATGGTTCGAAGTATAATGTTACAGAACACACGAACCATAAGAAGATATCCAAAGGATAAATATAAATCCGTAGGTGAGTTTATAACAAAGATAGGAGGCTATAAATATTACTATAAATGGCTGAGAGACAATCCTGTCAAAGCAAATAAAAGAATTGGAAGAAATGAGAAATGTCCATGTAACTCGGGCAAAAAATATAAAAAATGCTGTTTAAATAAGGAGATAAGATAATGGATGTGAGACACTTGGACTTAGGAGATAATAATCTCAGAGAAGAGAAAAAGGATGAAATAAGTAAATACTGCAATTATGTAGGTACCAGCTTTGGTTATTGTATACTTGATATTCTCAAAGGGAAGATTGATTTAAATAATGTAATAGGAATGGAGACTCATACAGCTATACAGGATGAAGAAGGTCTTATAAATGCCTTAGAAATATATTGTATATATCAATGGGAGTTAGTCAAGAAACCAGACATACTTAAGGCAGTAAAAATAGCTTACACTCTATTCTTTAATAAGCCATTCTTTCAATCAAGGTTAACAGGTGGATACTCTGTATCTGATTCACAGAAGAGTATTTGGATGTTTGTACACGCAACAAACACAATTTCATACAAACCAAGATATGTAGAGAAAACTATTAATAGAAAGGCAAAAAGAACTACTAAAGAAATTATGAAGAGATTCACGAGGAGATTAAATAATGACCAATAATGTAGAACTATTCAAACGATTGAGAGCAATGCACGCTCTTGTGTTAAAATATCAAGCGTTACTCAAAAAGGCAATGAAAGAACTTGAAGACATACAAGACAAAATCAAAAAATTTAATGAAGTAAAACAAGATTTCGAGACATTTAACAATAATACACAATAAAGGAGAATACAATGCCTGAACTAAAAACTAATAAAGAACTCGGAAGAGATATGGATGTTCATCCGCGACAAATATCTAAAAGTAGAAGAAGAGGATGGATATGGAGAGATGGCAAAAGAGTAAAGTACACAGCACCTACCGCTCATCATAATTATAAAATACCAGGATACAAGAGGAGGGGAAAGTGATTGAAAAGATAATTTATGGACTGTTAATGATAATATTATCATATTATGTTGTTAAAGAATTTATAAAGGATTTTATAGATGCTTTCTTATTTGACCCAAGTAAAATATCATTTAGGATGAGATGTGATGAAATGGGTTGTGGGGAAGTAGTTGTATGTAGTGGGTGTGATAAATCAATAAAAGACCCTCCTCATATAAAAATGATTAAACCAATAAATAGAATATAAAGGAGACTATGTTATGTTTTTACAACCAGCAAGAAAGAGAGTTGTATGTAAGGATGGATTTAATGTATCCATACAAGCAAGTGAACATCATTACTGTACACCAAGAATAGATGGAGCTTACACAGAATATGATGATGTAGAACTTGGATTTCCAAGCGAAGAAGAGCCATTAATAAATGAATATATAGAAGATGGATATGATGAACCTGACCCTCCTACTGAATCTGTATATCCTCATGTACCAGCAAATGTAGTTAAAAAGATGATTGATAAGCATGGAGGAATTATTGAAGGTGAGATGCCTAAACTAAATCTAGCAAAAGTAGTACAGGAAGAACTAATATAATGATAAAACCAAAAGAAGCCCTAAAGATGTATGAAGACTCAATAGTTGCAGAAGTCACTAAGTTTTGGGATGGGAATATATCCGATATGGATATAGAGGGGATAAGAGAAGGTTTTTATATTAAAGGCAGTAAATATAATATGTTAGGTAGTGGGATGAAACATATTTTAGAAATAGTAGCTGCTTTACAAATAACTGTATTTGCAGAACTTATTGAAGCATCAATGCTATATCATGATAAAAATTATCGTGAATATAAGAAGAATATGTTTGAAAAACAGTTCCCAGGACAGCAATGGGATGAATACTATAATAATTTAATAAATAAATCAAAGGAGACAAAATAATGAGATATGCATTTAATAACTGTACATTTGATAAGCCAGATGAACTAGAAAACGCACCAAACCATCATTACATAATAACTGGGGATTTTAAAATATATACTATGAATGGAGAAGAATTAATAAAAGATTACTCTGTTAAAGTAAAGGCAAAGGATGTATTTAGATACCATCAGGGTGATTTGGTACAAGATTGTTTCCCATATTTATCAATAAAAGAACGAGAATTTCTTATTAGTGGGATGTATTGGGATACTAACCCTGAAGATTGGGTAGCTGTTTCATTTGATGGGGATACAGGTCCAAATAATCCAGATGATGGAAGTTGGGAGGGTAGATAAATGAGTGTAGAACAAGGAATGGCTGCAATAA